CCTTTCAAATGAATATCTTTCTGTTCCTTCCTTCCTTCCTTTACTTAAAATTAAACAATAAAAGAAGACGAGCGAAAGGAACTCGTCTTATCATTAAGGTTAATTACTCCTTAACTATCTTTTATAAAATAATAAATTTTATAATAATTATTCATTAGTCTTATCTTTTAACTCTATAAGAGAAAACTTTGTCTTTGGAGGTAATATTAAAACACCACCGTTTTCCTCATTTATTTTTGCAAATTGATTTTCTATATATGTCTTTAAATTATCTTGTTGTTCTTTATTTAATGAACAAGATCCACTTCTTTCACCTTCAGGTAAATTAAAAATTATTAAATTTCCCTTATAATTATATTTAAAAACTTCTTCCATATTAAAATACCTCCATTACCTATTATTATAATAATATTAATCTGTACTTTGCTTTTTCTGTTTATTACTTCCTAAATTCCTCTGAATTTGACCTCCAGGTTTTAAATCTTCAGTTTTTTTCAACGGTGCTCCACCTTTATCATTTATATCTCCACCATTTGAATTGAATGATGTGGCATGTACAGGATATTTATTTTCAAAATCTTCATCTAATTCTTCATCCATTAAACTTAAGTAATCATCCACATCAACGCCCAAAGTAGATATCCAGAACTTTAATGAACCTCTTCCTTGAGTATATAATTTTTCTGCTTTCTCAAACATATCATCCTTATTTAACCAAGAAATAGGCAAATACTTAATATCTATATAATCTTTAGGTTTAATATTTAATAATTCATTAATAACTCTTGTATATTCTCTAGCTATTTCATTTACTAATTGAAATACTTGTGAAGATACCAAATCTAAGTTTACTGCTAAATTAGCATATGAACTTCCTCCACTTGATTCCGCATTTAATGCACTACTAGCAAAACCTAAACTTGTACTTATCTTCTTCATATTTTCATCACTTAAAGTATCGACAATTAAAGAAGAGTCTTTACTTAATCTATCAATTTTTGTACCTGGAGCAAGAGACAAAGTTGAAATTTTAGCAGTATTGCCGTTTGTATTTATTTTTACAGCATTTTTAAATGCTTCTATTATATTATCTTGTTGTGTTTTATTTAAACTACAAGAACCTGCTTTTTCTCCTTCTGGGAGAATAAGGAAATATATACTACTAGCTAATTCACTAATTAACTGATATTGACTATCATCATAATCTCCACTTAATTTCATATCTGTAAATGCAGAAAGTCCTAAAGGTCTACCATATGGTTCATCCTCTTTTGCTTTAGATTTTAATGCAATTGTTTTTCTATAATCAAGAATAAACCATCTTTTACTAACATCTTTTTTATAATCCATATATGCTTTTATAAAATCTTTAGGATAATTTTTAATTTCATTTATTAATCCACCATATTTAAATTGATCAAAATACATCATATCAAATGCTGCAATAGATATATTATTTTGAAATCCAATTATTTTACAATAATCTAAATCTAAAGGTTGTATCATAAAATTATCATCTAATGATAATCCTTCAATTCTATCAATTGAATCTACTATTACTGCACCAGTATCAATTTTTTTATTATTCGCTGTTGTATCTCTCAATATACCAATATATGTTCCATAGATATATAAATTTCTTAATATATCTCTTGTTGATCTATCATGATTTAAAAGTTTTAATAATAAATTAAATTTTTTCTTTTTTTCTTTAAATTTATCTGTTTTATTTCTCATAGTTGTTATATGAGATAATGTTGGTATAGCAATCATATAATCTACTATATTACTATAAATTCCTTGTTCATTATATGCTTGTTCAGATATAGTCCTTAAAATTTCATTATATATCATAGGATATTTTACATATTGTTTTAAATCACTCATTGATATATTGTCAGTATCTAATCTTCCTAATGAAAAAGAACTATAAGAAAGTGAATTTAATTCTATTTCATTAGAATTAGAGAGTGGGGGAGATGTATCAGTAAATTGAGTGTTTTGATTATTTGTTTCTATTTGTTGTTGCTGTTGAATTTGTTGCTGAATTTGTGATTGAGGATCTTCTTTTTGTTTTTTTGGCAATTAAATAAAATCCTCCTTTCTGTGTTTAATTTTTATTTATGATTTAAATTTAAGATTTAATTTATTTATTGTTTTAAATAAATATTGATTGACATTTATTCTTGACATTTATATTAATAATGTGTTATTATGAAAATGAAAATACGAAATCATAATCTGAATCATCTTCTTCTCGTTCTAAAAATAAAGAAATGTAAAATAATGGATACACTAACGCCGAATAACGATCCTTATCGAGTCTTTTTATAACTGGTTCAACAGTTATAGTTGTTTGTGTTTTTTTTAATTTTAAATTTGCAACTTCATCAATTAAAAATTGTACTTGAATACAAGCCATTTCAATATTATGCAAATAATCTTCTTTTAAATCTTTTGGCAAATTATCTTTAATATCATCAAATGTTTTAATTAATTTTAATGTATTAGATTCAACATAATTAATAAATGTTCTAATAATATCTCCATTGATTCCCTGTGATTTTAAAACATAGAGAATCTTTGGTGCATTAGAAGATTTAGACTTATCTTCTGTATTAATAGTTGCCCAAGCACCATATTCTTGATTTGTTTCAAAATCAGTAACATCCTCAAGTAATTTTTCTACCAATCCTTGTCCAATTGTATTCCCATCAATTACGACAGCTTTAACTCTTGATTTTATTAAATCTAAATTACCACCATATTTATAAAAAACTCTTTTAACTATAATTGATTGCTCTTCATAGTTTAATCCATTAGGTGGATTTATTATATTATGTAATTGTATCTGTCTAATAGAGCCACTTGTATTTCTTATAATTTTTAAAACAACTATTGACGTTTTATTATTACTTTCAGAGTTACTTCTAGCAACGTCTATTCCAATTACATATTCACATAAATCAAAATTACCTTTTTTATCTCTTGGACATTCTAATTCTGGTGGGCTTACAACTCTTGCTTTGATTAATTTACTAATATTTATTAACGCCCCATCCGACACCCCGATCCAATCACAAAGATAATTCTGACGAAAACGAATAACATTATTTTTTCTTGATTTATCAATCACTGATTTCTTTTGTCTACCAAAATGAACAGGAATAAACCAATCTGAACCAAATACAAATGAACCTTTTAAATCAATCATATCTCTAGACATCTTTAATATTTTTTCATATTCATCTGAATTTTTATATCCAGATGTTGAAAATCTATTAATTTGTCCATTTAATTCTTCTGGGTCTGTTTCTCCTGTCATAGTAGTTCGTGCAATATTAAAAATAGGTTCAATAGCATCATCATATGTTTCTTTATCAATTAATGCTGATTCTTCGAGCCCACCTCTTCTTCTGCGAAGACCTTTACTAGTTTGAGCATTAGCAAGACTATCCACAATACTTCCATTTACAAATTCAACTTTACCAGTATCTTTTGTAAAATTTGCAGACCTAATATTTTCAGCAAAAGAAGGATAAAATCTTAATATCTCATCATGTTTATCTTTCCATATTTTAACAGCAGATTCTTTTGTTGATGCTGTCACAGAAGTATTAATATTAGGGAAACAGCAAGCAGTATGATATTGATTCATAATGTGTAAAAGGGTTTTTGAAATTCCTCTTGGAGCACAAAAATAATCTTCTTGAAAACGAGATATTAATCTAAGCATTACTCTTTGATGAAGATCAAATGTTAATCCACCAGTTTCTGGTTTATACATATCCCAAAAAATATCAGGCATCCACCTAAGAAATGAACATAATTCTGTAAATTCTGTAATATGTTTAGTTATTATTGAAGAATTATATTCTGATGTTTTAATGGGAGATTCAAAAGCAGAATCATATATATCATATCTATCATTTACATGTTTTTTATTTTTTGATTCAAAATTAGAAAAACTAGCCATTATACATCACTTTCCTCGTAAATAGGTTCTTTATAAACCTTTCCTAAATCTCTAAAAACATTATTTCTTTTTAATTTTTCATTTTTTATTGCTTCTTCGTTATATCCTTGTTGCATAAAAAATTCATTAAGCATTTCATCATAAAAATTCCAAATTTCTCTATATGTTATTCTTGATTTATCTTCTAATCTACGAAGATAATTTACTATGCACCAAATAATTAAATCTGCATCATCATAAGGTTGTTCTTTAAGATATGGAAGAGTGGGTATAATACCAATTTCTGATTCAACTGCTTCAAATAATTGTGGAAGCAATTCAACACCACCACTAATATCAGATTTAGATAATTGTGAAACATTTAATTTTGCATCTTTTGCGGAAGTAGAAGCTAAACTAGCCCATTCTTTTGCTTCTTTTACATCTCCTTTAGCAGTTGCTAATTCTTCTTTTACTCTAAATCTAATATATGTTATCAATCCCTCTGTATGTAGTGATGTTTTTTCTCCATAATTATCTATAAGTTTTTTCCATTTTTTTTCAAAATAATAATATTCCTCATTAGAGTATCCATATCCCCATTTATCAATAATTTTATCTGTAATTGTAAAATCTAAAATAGAGTTATTGCTATAATTTTCTTCATCTTCATGTACTATTTCAAATATAGAATCTACCCAAGTTAATTTTTTATATTGGGGAAGTGAATTGATATTTTTAAAAAAATTCCCAATTGCATCTCCTTCACCATTTTTTTCTTTATCTGCTTGATTATAAGCAGATTGCAGAACGTCATGTATATATGGCTTATCAATTTCTTTTAAAACATTTTTAAATTTTTCAATATCTATATTACTATTGCTATCTACAGACATATTTTTTAGACAAATTTTACAATATGGCACTTTACCTGTACCTGCATGGAAAACGCTAGAGGAATTGTAAAATTCAGTTGGTTTCTTAGGCAATCCACAAGATGCACAAGTTATTGATTCAATTTGTGATTTCTTTTTTTGTTGTAGTTTTGGTTTTCTATTACTTACTGGAGGCAATTATTTCACTCCTTTTATATTAATAACCTATTACATATAAATTATCTATTAACTTTAATTCATTGTTATTTAAATAATAATTATAAGAATGATAATTTT